TGTTTTCAAGCATTTGTTTTTCTTCATCATCCGGCGCTAACTCTAAAAATATACCAAAATCATAAAGATGTAATTCCGTCATTTCTTTTAAAGTACCAACATTATGCCCACCGATTTTTTGTATAAATGCTTCCGCCGCGGGAGAGAACTCTAGTATGTCAGAAACTCTTAATGCTATACACTCTGCCAGCTGCGCCGTTATAAATAAACCAGCATTGAGAATATGTCTTGTTGCGGTATTACTATTTGCTGCTGCTATTTTTTGTATACCAACCAAAGCTCTGCTATCGGGAACACTTGCGTCTCTAGCTTCGTTTAATCCCGTCGTATCACGTATCATTTGTAAATAATAGTTATACGTATTTATAAGCTGAGGTATTTTATTACCGCCATTTCCAGATGTTATTTCTTGAATAGGTACTTTACCTGGGTTCATATCCCCTTCTTGCGTAAATGATCTTCCAATTACAGAACCAGTTTGGAAAAACATATTTAATGCTTCTTGCGGATTATAATTAGTGCCATTACCTAAATCTATTTCAGCTAAGCCATCTGCGTCAAGGTAAACACCATCTGGTACCATTCTAGACATTACCTGCTGTAATTTAAGATGAGTAAGTTGTATCATATCAGCAAAGCCAGTTATACGACTTACTAATGATTCAATTTTACCCTTATACATTCTAGGCGCACATATACTATAATTCATTAAAACTTTAGTATAATCGCTTTTTGGGCGCATCATATTTTTAGCCAACTCCCATTTAAGAAGCTTATTAGTTCCTAATATTAAAACACCTTCATATAATACTTCGAGCGATCTAGAGAGCTTTCCGAATTGGTTTTCTAAAATTTCTACAGGCGGATCAAATTGATCGTCTCTTAATAATATTTTAGAAGCGCCAGTTGCAGTTTCTTTTATTTTATATACCTCATTCATGTAGGTTTTATAATTAAAGAATAGAACCTGCACTGTGTTTGAATCTGATTGATCATAATTAGATAACGTTCTATCATAAAATCCAGAACTTTTATACGATTGCTTAAGTATATTTTTTAAATCCTCATCATCTAAATTAGGAAACTGCTTCTTTAATTCATTAACCGGAACGGTTTTTATTTCACCAACGTAGTATATATCTTCAAAATAAGGGGAGTCTGTATACGAATAAACTAAATTTGCTGGATCAACATACTCTACCTTAACACCTTCTGATTTTGTAAATTCATTTTTTGCCGCACCAATACCAATAGTCGCTAAATCATAAATAACTCTTTTCTTTGTTAGATCATAATTATTACCGGCTAATATTGTGTTTATTGCTTGTTCCTCTGCTAACTCAACGCTTTGTTTGTAAGAAAGTTGCATGTGTACTTCCAGCTCTTCTTTTGTTTCTGGTAAATCTTCCATATCATTTTCCATCAATGATATACCAAAATTTTCTTGAACAAACTCACTTAATTCTTTAGTATTCATATCTCTAAGAACACTTTCCATATATTCAGTTCTTTTTGCCACCCCGTATGGGTCTTGCGAATATGCTTTTATATCAAAAGCTCTTTCAGAAATTCCATTAACAACAATATCAACAAATTTAGGTATAATAGGAACAGGTTTCCAATCTAAATTAAGATACGATAAATCTCCGTTGATAGATAGTTCATCTTTATATTTTTGTATCCCTTGTTCACCTCTAGCATATAGACGCAATCTATGAAACGAATGTTGATTACTTTTATATCTGGTTGTTCCCGTGTCCATTTTAAACCACTCGTCTTCAATTGCTTTACCGACTTTAAGCCCATACTCTGCGCTTAATTTTTCTTTGTCGCTAGCAACTTGACTAGGGAAATAACTTTTTGAAACTGATTCAGCCATGCTTATTTTATTATTTTTGAAATTGTTCCGCTATTTGCGTATCTTGCTATTTTAATATTTAATGGTTGCTTTTTAAATTCTTTTACAGGTCTATATAAATGCCTATTACATGCCATAATAGCTAGCCCCGAACTTATTGATGCGTCGTATTTTGTTCTATTTGTAAATTCAAATTTAGACCAATCATTTAAGGTTTCATTAAAATACATAGTACCATACTCTCCATCTGACTTAACTCCAACATGTGAATTTATATACGTTTCTATTGCTGAAGCGTGTGCTTGTTTAATATCTTCACTTGAATTCGGTATACCTCCTATTTCTTTTTCTGCCGTAGATAATTTATTCCAAATCTTATCTGGTCTATTCATTGAGTATCCTCTATAACCTCTTCTTTTTAAATAGTATAACAATCTAGGTTTATTATTTTCAGCTAATAAAGGCATACCATAAAAAACTAATGCCATTAATACGTCTTCAAAAAACATTTCCGCGGTTTGTGGTCGAGCTATATACTCAAGAAAAAACGTATTAGGCGGCGCGTCTTCCATACTAAATGTTGTTAAACCATGTAGTGCTCCTTTAGATCCTTGCCCACCTACGGTTCCGGATATATCATAAGAGTCGCATCCAAATGCACCTATATGTTCATTACCTGGATATTTAATCCCATTTTTTACTATTACGCGGTTTTGTAAATTAACACTAGGCACCCAACTAATATTAAACCTGCCATTTTGATTGGGTGTAAATATTACTTTAGTATCTTTTATACCATTTTCCCAAGCAAAGCTGCCTTTTGTAACAACCGCGCTATTTCTTAAATTTTCATTATAGTCTATTTGTTCATATATTTTTGCTAGATTAAATAAACTATTTTTTGTTTCATCTCTAAATGCGTGCTCTTCTGTTCTAGGAAATTGTCTGTAATATTCATTTAAAGCATCTTGATCGCCCTTTAAACCATCAACTTCGTTTTCCCAATGCTCAATAACCCCCGAATCAATTATATCCCCATATGGCCCGAACGCTTCTTCATCTGGTGTTTCGAATACAGGTAATCCATAAGAATCAATGAATCCTTCGTAGTTCCATTCCATAGGTATGAACAAACTATATAGTCCTGAGCGAGTTTGTCCATTGCGGTTTCGTTTTGTAACGTCTGAGTCATTGTATAATTTTTTAAAATTTTCTCCCCCTTTATCAAGTGCGTTAGATGTAGAACCCATCATACACTTACCTATAATTCTACTACCCAGTCTTAACGTGGTCTTTGTGACTCGCCAGTTGTTGAGGATGTTATCCGGCCGTTCCCATTTACCCGATTCGTCGTGTACGAGGAGTTTAAGTTTTTCACCGTCGTACGAGTTGTCCCCTGTGTTCTTCCAGTCGATTGTCGTGTCGAGGCCTTGTAGCTCTTCCCTCGTCTGCCCTGACTGTATAGACTTTCTAGTGAGTTTTGACGCAGGTACCCTGTACGCAAGCTCGGTCTTTGGTCTATCCATACCGTCTTGGATTGGTTTAAAAAAGAATGGGTAGTTGACAGAGATTGGTACCACTTTGTCTGTAAACATCTTTTTTGCGTCCGCACCAGATTTGGACAATATTCCGAACCGTGCGTCGGATGATATTGTAGCCATGTTAACGGTTTCTGATGATGCCATGAAACTAAAACCAGAGCGTCTGTTTTTGAGATAGCACATGCCATAACATCGTTGGTCAGCTTTGCATGCCTCCCAGAAGATGAAGAATAATCTATTAGCCTCTCTAAACTCGGGGGCGCCAACGTCAATCTTACTCCACTGCAGGTACATGTAATGAGTGCCAGTAATATAAGTAGGATTGCCCTTGTTATTAAACCAAAATCCCTCTTCACGTCTTTTAAATTCTTCATCTATATATGGTTCCCATTTTTGTTGAAAATCATTTGGATATGTTTTCCAATCAAAAATTGTTTTAATTCTATTTAATTCTTTAGGATATTCTTGCTTTTCCCATTTCTCATTATAATTAGCTATTTTTTTTGGAGCCAATGGTAATGCTATTTTTAAGTTTTGGATCTCATAAACCTCGCCTATTTGACCCGTATGGCCTATTACAACAACATCATGCTCTTTATTATAGCCGTATTTCCAGCGCTTTGCTTTATTGTGTCTTTTTAAAGCATTTATTTTTATAGGTTCAATAACCTTATATAGAGTTTGCTCATACATTACTTAGATCTTTTTTCTGCAAAACCGCCAAAAGATTGTTTAGTTTCTTTTATTGGTTTGTTTTCGAGCATAGCCTCCTCTTCTTCAATTCTATTTAAAATTTCAAAAGCGTCAAATATTGCAAGCTTTTTAGTTGCAGCAGCGTTTTTAAGTCTATCTGCAGAAACGTCATCTTCGGTATTGGTAATGATTTTTTCTTCAGCTACTTTTATGAGTTCATCAACCGCCTTACGCCCAGCTTGGATTATATTCTTTTTCGTTTCCTTTGTGCTCATATTTAATTGTAATTGAATTCGTGGGTACTCTATATAATTTTTTATTTTCAATAATAAATTCGTATTCACTCCCAGGTTTAAAACCAACTATATCATTTTCTGATATTTGTTTTAAAAAAGGATCTTTATATTTCAAAACACCAACAAATGGTTTTTCTTTATCATTTGAAAATTTATTATTGTTTTCTATAGGTGATACAAAATTAAAACCTTTTAATGGTACCCATTTAACCATTCTTTTGTAAGCAAATATTTGATCAGGTGTTACAAAAAACATATCATCTTTATAATAACTACGGCTATTTTTTTCGTTTCCCCTTACATCATAAAATCTTCTAAATACATTATGATGAACTATTATTTCATCACCAACACATATTGAAGTATTATTTACTTTTGGCTCTTCTATAACAATACCAACTCTGCTTACGTAATTGTGGTTTTGCAAATCAGTATTTAAAATAATTTCTTTATCGCCTATTTTCTTTTTTGATTCATGCCTAGAATTTTTAGGCTTTACTATAAAATTATAAATCCCTTGCATTAGTACTCTAAATTGTATTCTATTGCTATTGCCATATTTTTATTAAAATCTTTCCAAGGAAGTATCTCATTGTTTTTTTCTATGTAAATAGAATATTTTTCGTCTTCCTCTAATATTTCATGAATAATATGCCCGCCATATACTTCTTGGCCAATAGAATAATGCATAGCTTCATTTTTATAATCTCTGCCAATGCTTATTTTTCTAATTAAATTGTTCATTCTATTTTATTTTGGTTGGTCTGCAATAAACCAATTTTTATATAATTCTCTTTTTGGCATTATATATTCAAAAAACTGATCTATTTTCTTTTTCCAATCTAAATCAACCATTGGATTTATAATACCCGATTTTGGGCTAGAAAATGTTTTATTTATATATTCTTTGCCTTTATGTTGGTTTGCTAACAAATAACTATTTATACAATAAAAAGACCCTCTTTGAATATTATTCCAAACATCAATAGGTTCTGTTTTTTTACCAAGCACAACAGAATATGCACAGCTTTCACTAATATGCGTTGTATAAACACCTTTTGCTTTTTGCAAATAATAATACATGTTTATATTTCTTGGTAATATGCATTCTTCCCCAAAAAAGTCCTTTAGCTCGCCAATTATTTGATGAGTTGTAATAGGGTGAGGTTTAAAATAAACATTAGACTTATGCTTTTGTTTAATATCTTTTAGTTTATTTAAACACACATTATCTCTAACTTTATTTGAACCAGGCAATACAACTAAATAATCTTTTGGTGGCAATGATTCATTTTGCTCCCTATTTGAATATTTGTTGCTATCATTATTAACAACCTTTTGTATTAACATAGATGCATAATCAACCGTTTTAGCTTTACTATCGGCTTCCGCATCAATCATTTGCTCATTTCTTAATTTGAAATTAAGCGGTTGTATATAAAAATTGCCGGCATATTCGGTATACGCTAATGTTTTAAAATAAGGCATCTCTTCAGCCATAACATCATAGCTACATTCTATACCGTACTCACTACATTTTCTTCTAAAATATCCCTCTACTTCTTCTAAACTATAAAGGCTTTTTACTTTTTTTAAAGGTCCTATTCTTTTATCTAGTTCCTTCTTATTAAACATTTCCATAAAAAATTTAATTTAATTGTTTTTAATTTAATTTATTTGTATATATATTAATTACATATTTTTAGCACTTTCTAACTTCTTGGGTGTCTTACCACTTCGCCGGGCTGGTTATTTAATGTAGATGGCGTGTACCAAGTTGTTATTGTTTCGACCTCAGTATTAAACGTTGTAGTATACTCGGTTGTAGTATTAAACTCCGTGGTAGTTGCAGTACTTGTATTATATTGTGTTACTGTAGTTGTGCTTGTGTTAAATTCTGTAACAGTTGCTGTTGTAGTATTAAAAGTTGTTGTTGTGCTTCTATTTGTACTAAATACAGTTGTTGTCGATCTATTCGTTTCAAATGTTGTATTTGTTGTTCTTGTTGTACTAAATACAGTACTAGTTGCAATACTTGTAGGAACAGTTGTACCAAAACTAGTTGTTGTAGTGGTCGACGTATTATATTGTGTTACGGTTGTTGTACTTGTATTAAACACAGTTGTTGTTGATAAACTGGTTTCAAATGTTGTTGTAGTACTTCTACTTGTAGAAAATTCTGTAGTTGTACTTAAACTAGTCTCAAATGTTGTTACAGTATTTCTAGTTGTTTCAAACGTTGTAGTGGTTGACGTACTTGTATTAAACTGAGTAACCGTAGTGGTTGACGTATTAAACGCAGTTGTTGTTGATCTAGTCGTGTTAAATACTGTAGTTGTACTTTTAGACGTTGAAATTACAGTGGCTGTTGATCTATTAGTACTAAATGTGGTCACTGTAGTTGTACTTGTATTAAACAACGTTGATGTAGCCCTACTAGTGGAAAACTCCGTTGTTGTTGAAGTACTGGTATTAAACTGCGTGGTTGTTGTAGTAGACGTATTAAAAGTTGTTGTCGTTGCTTTACTTGTTGATAAAGTAGTTGTTGTCGTTGTACTAGTGTTAAATTCAGTAGTTGTTGACGTCGATGTATTAAATAAAGTATTAGTAGATTTACTTGTTGAAAATACGGTTACTGTTGTTGTACTGGTATTAAATGTAGTTGTAGTTGTTGTTGCCGTATTAAAAGCCGTTGTTGTTGATCTACTTGTCTCAAATAGAGTGGTTGTACTTCTGCTAGTAGCAAAAGTAGTTTCATAAGCAGTCGTGGTTGCTCTTGATGTCGCAAAAGTAGTTAACGTAGATGTACTAGTATTATAATTTGTTACTGTTGACTTTGTTGTTGCTGTAGATGTATTAAATACAGTTATAGTAGCTGTGCTAGTATTAAAAGTTGTTACCGTTGCAGTTGTCGTGTTAAATGCAGTTGTTGTTGTGGTGCTAGTATTAAATGCAGTTGTCGTACTTAAGCTAGTTTCAAAAGTTCTAATTGTGGATCTACTTGTTTGGAATGTTGTAGTTGTGGCTTTACTTGTTTCAAATGTAGTTCCAGTAGATCTAAAAGTAGAAGTAACGTCAATAGTATTTCTTGTTGTAGTATAGATTGTCGTTGTTGTTCTTGACGTTGCAAAATATGTTCGTGTACTTGTGTTAAATAGTGTTGTGGTAGATCTGCTAGTTACAGTACTAGTGTTAAATGCAGTGTTAAAAGTTGTTGTAGTATCTCTTTGTGTGCTTACGGTAGTAACAGTACTTGTGTTGAAAGCAGTAGTAGTGGTTCTGCTAGTCGAAACAGTAGTTTGTGTACTAGTATTAAAAGCTGTAATTGTACTTCTACTTGTTATTGTGCTAGTATTAAATGTTGTATTAAACACCGTTGTTGTTGCTCTACTAGTAGATATAGTGGTAGTTGTACTTGTATTAAATACAGTTGTAGTGGCTCTACTTGTTTCGTAGCTAGTAGTACGAGATGTATTAAACGTAGTTACAGTTGCGGTAGATGTATTAAACGTAGTAGTGGTGGTAGTAGAGGTATTAAACGTGGTGGTAGTCGTTGTTGATGTATTAAATGCAGTTGTAGTTGTATATGTTGTTGTGGTATTTACAATATATGTAGTATTTCTTTGTGTACTAAATGTGGTTGTAGTGCCGAATACGGTTGTAGTGGAAGTATTAAATACCGTTGTAGTTGCTCTGCTGGTATTAAAAGTAGTAGTTCTACTGGTGTCAAAAGTAGTCGTTCTACTGGTGTTAAAAGTAGTAGTTCTACTGGTATTAAATGTTGTAACTAAACTAGTGTTGGTTAAAAATGTTGTTGTTCTGCTAGTGTTTGTTAAAAAAGTTGTTGTTAAACTAGTATTAGTTAAAAACGTTGTTACTAAACTGGTGTTGGTTAAAAACGTTGTTGTTCTTGACGTAGCGGTGGTTCTACTAGTGTTAGCTTGATAAGCAGTGGTTGTACTATAGGTAGTTGTAGTATTAAACGTTGTAGTTCTACTGGTATTTGCTTGATACGCAGTAGTAGTACTATACGTTGTAGTAGTATTAGCCACTGTATTTCTACTAGTGTTTGCCTGGTACGCTGTTATTGTAGAGTACTGTGTTAAAGTTACTGTACTAGTATTTGGCATCTTAGTTTATTATTTCTCCAATTATTGGAATTATTATTTTACCGTTTTCTTTAACGTTGTTTGCATAATTATTAAGTATAGAGGAGCTTAAATCACTTGGTATATCAAATTGTATTATATCATATACTATTAAATCATATTTTTTACTTGTTTGATATGTTAATTCATCATGATTAATTACATTAATGTCATCGGATATCCATGTTACAGTATCTATCAGATCCTGATTTGATTCAACTACATCTATAGAAGTAGGGGATTTTGTGTTTAAAGCGTACTCCGCCACAACACCTAGTCCGAGACCAAGTATTAGTATATCGCCCCAATTTACATCTTGATATCCCGGTTTTGGGTTGCCCTCGCTATCCGCCCATATGTGATTACCACAATCCGCGCAGTCATTAAAAAATACTTCAGCATATTTTTTAAGATTATAATACCAGCTTGTTGTATTGCGCGAGGGGTTTGGTACAGATAGTTTAGAAACATCTCCTAAATCTTCACCAAAATTTGATGCATTGTGCACTTTTACTAAAGTAAAATTTTCATTTCCTACTTCTGGTATTAAATTTTCGTCAAAAAGTTGTTGTTCATTCATAATATTATATTTTATTTTTATTTATTAAGGTGCTAATTCACATGTAGTTCGAGACACATAACATCCATTAAAATCAACTGTTATACACCAATACCAGGTTCCATTAAATGGCAGAATACTATCTCCCATGTTATACGTAGCTATACCAGTTAAAGGTATGGTTCCAGCGGAGTTGGCATAGAAACAAGAGGTGCCGCTAGGGTAGCCGAGGAAATGTGGATTAGTGTAATACATAACTTGTGGCAAACTTAAAGAATTACAGCATAAAAATGCAGGTATAGAGTTAATGTCGTAATACCCTTGCGTTAAAGTAACCCCTGATGATGTAGCAAACGTGGTTGTTGTGTTTCTAGATTCTATTGTGCTTCGGCTTGTATTAGTTAAATATGTCGTTGTTCTTGTTGTAGTAGTAGACCTAGATTCTGTTGTGCTTCTGCTTGTGTTTGTTAAGAACGTTGTGGTTCTTGATGTAGCAGTTGATCTTGACTCAGTTGTACTTCTACTTGTGTTTGTTAAATATGTTGTTGTAGTACCAAATGTGGTTGTTCTAGACGTATTTGCCTGGAATAACGTAGTTCTAGATGTGTTCGCTTGGAACAATGTAGTTCTAGCTGTATTCGCTTGGAACAACGTAGTCCTAGAAGTGTTAGCCTGGAATAATGTGGTTCTAGACGTATTAAATACTGTAGCTCTTGATGTATTAAATGTAGTTGTTCTACTTGTAGCGTATGTAGTTGTTCTAGCGGTATTAAACGTAGTCGTTGTACTTCTAGATGTACTGACCGTGGTTGTTCTAGATGTTTGTGTTACTGTACTAGTACTAAATACTGTACTTACTACAAATACAGTTGACGTTGTTCTAGACTCTGTTGTTGACCTAGATGTTGCAAATGTTGTTTGGGTACTTCTTGACGTAGACACAACCGTTGTTGTTGATCTTGATGTTGAAAACACTGTATTTGTTGATCGAGTTGTTGAAAACGTTGTAATTGTGCTAGTGCTAAATACCGTAGTTGTAGAGCGACTTGTACTAAATGTTGTAACAGTACTTGTGTTAAATACCGTAGTTGTTGCTCTAGACGTGGATCTTGATG